AACGCTGCTGAGAGTGATTACAGAGCCTCCTGCGTTGTCGTATACAAGAGGTTGATAACCGCGCTGAAAGAAGTAGACTTTGTCGTTAAAATTTACAATTTTCCAGTTGTCCGCAGTAATGGTGTAACTACCGGGAGTTTCGTCAACCAGCGTAGTCGTACCACTGATTATTTTGTTGTTGCCTACAGAAAATATCTTAGTGTTTCCTGCGTTGTCCTTGAATTCTTTGATAGCTCTTAACGAGTCAGTACCAAGAACAGTCTTAGTTGTGGTTACAACAGTATGGCCCTTACGTGCAGCAATACGACCACGTTTGTCAATAACGGCGTTGTCTGCAATTTCTGCAAACGACGGGTCTTGAGCCAACGGCGAGTCTTCGGTGTTAACACCTTTGAACGCTGGGGCTACAAGATTGATACTTTGCAGTTGTTGAGCCATATCAAATAGTCCTAAATACCATCTCTTCGGGGTGCTTTGCTGCGTCTATAGCAATAGCGTCAGACAAGTACTGGTTAGCAATAGTAAAGTACTCAGCAACTGACGTACCTCCTGTCTCACCACGCTCACGAGCCAACAAAGCTACGGCGTAGTGAATCACAGGTTGCGAAGGTACGAGCAAAGAGTCTGTGTTAGAACTCAAATCTGCCTGTCGCTTAACCACGTCAAACCGAAGGCTGTAGACACCGTCTGGTGTTGGTCCTACAAGTACTTCTGTGTCGCCACTAGAGTCCAACCCGTTGTATGTGTAGTATCGTGGTGCGCCTTCTGCTGCACTGCTAATGTACAACTGTTCGTTGAACCAGTCTTTTGTCTGATAGTCCATGAACAAGTTGCTAGTGTCGTTCAGGACACACATGACTTTTACGTTGTCGCCACCACCAGTCAATGAGTAACTGTTGTCGGAAGCAGTAGTAGTTACAACAATGGTTTCACGCAGGGCAGACCAGTCTGTTGCTTCTTCTACTGCCTTCTTAGCGTCATTGATGAAGTCGCCTACCATTTTGACATAGGTTGTGCTAGTGACTGACGTGGTCTCTTCTTCGCGCAACCGACGCAGTACATTGTTCATTAGGTTCAAGTATGTCATGCTAATCTTCCTATCAATTGGGCAAGGTTTTCTTGAGCCGTTGGTTGTTGTTGTGTTAACATACCGGGATCTTGATACGCTTCATAACCTAAACCTGCAAACTCCTGTTTTTGGAAAGGGTCAATCTCTGGTCTAGCTGCCAGCATAGCTGCTTGCTGCATCTGTTCCTGTGCAATCTGCTGTTGTTGTTGCCCAAGGCCAAACATAGAGCCTACACCAAACCGCAAAAGTCCTTCTAGACCTTCTCCGACCCGCTCACTTAAACCGCTTAAGCCTTCTTCTACTTGGCCAATACGCTGTGTAGCGCCTTCAATTTGCGTACCTACGCCTTCAAGCTGACCCTGCACATTCTCAAAGCCTTCACCAAAAACGTCCCGTAAACCGCCCTCAAGCTCTCCCATTGACTGTAAAAAGTCTGACTCAAGGCCAGTAATTTCAGACAGTATGTTAGCCTCTGTTTCAGACAATTCTACAGAAAAGCCTTCTCTAGCGTCTTCTAGTTTGGTGTCAAGGTCTTCAATACTTTGACCTAGTTGTTCTCCTTGGTTTTCAAACAACTCACGTAAGGCAGAGTCTTGTGTTATAATGTCGTCTCTGAGCGCCTCAATGTTTACGCCTATTAAGGTACTCAGGTCTTCAATGTCTAAGCCTAGCTCTTCGTAACGCTGTTGACTTTCTTCAGACATCTGCTCAATACGACCGTCAGCGCGTATTAAGTCTTCAGCAACTTGAGCTACGTCAGAAGTCAAGACTCCAATTTGACCCGTCAGTCTCTCTTCTGAGGCAAAAATATCAGATCTTATGGCGTCAGTAATTTCTTCAAACCGCACACCTTGGTCTGCTAAAAGCGCATTAAACTCTTCTGCGTCTTCTGAAGCTTGTTGTAGCAGTCGTTCTTCTACGCCAGTAACCTCTGACAACACCCGTAGTTCAGTTTCGGACAGGTCTACTTCTGCTCCTCGTCGGAACTCGTCAAGCCTACCAAGCAGTCCTTGGTACATTTCAATTCGTTCTTGAGTAGCCTCTTCAAAACGCTCTTCTGTTTGCTGCTCAAACTCTCCAGCCTGCTGTTGTAACGACAGGATTTCACTGCTCAAACCTGCGGTAATGTCGTCAAACCGCTGACCTTCGCTTTCAAGAAGACGTGCAAACTCTTCAGCATTTTCTGCTGAGTTTTGCAAAAGCCTAGACTCAAGACCTGTTAGTTGTTCTAATCTTCTAGCTTCGGCATCAGTAAATTCTACTGCTATGCCTTCACGTAATTGTTCAAGTTTGTCGTTAGTGCTTTGCTCAATGCGTATGCGGTCTTGTGCAGCTTGTGCAAAACCAGCTTCACGTTCTTCTGCAGCTTGCTGTAGACCCTCTCGTAGTCCACTTACGTTTTCGCTAAGTGTGTTAACAACATTACTAACACCACCAAGGTTTTCAATAATTGTCTGCTGGTTTTCGTCCAGTTCAGTCAGCATACCGCCTTGGCGTACAAACTCTTGTAGCGCTTCTTGTTGCTGCTCTGTTATTGTACCTAGTGCGGTCTGTATGCCTTCTCTTTCTGCATCTGCGTCTTCAAGGGACCGCAACACAGGGTCAATGTACTCTGCAAGCATACTACGGATTCTTTCAGGATCTCCAGCAGGCCCTTGCTCTCCTTGGGGTCCCTGTTCTCCCTGAGGCCCTTGTTCTCCCTGAGGCCCTTGTTCTCCTTGCGGTCCTTGATCTCCCTGAGGACCTTGCTCTCCGGGAGCACCGGGTGCACCGTCTGTTCCGTCTCTGCCGTCACGACCATCGCGTCCGTCAAGACCCCTGACAACTTCCATTGCTGTAGATGCTATGGTGTTAATTTGTTCCGGAGTACTTTCTTGACCTTCTTCTTCTAGCTCATCAACTGTTTGTGCTATGTTCATAATAACATTTGCATCGTTGAGAGTTGAAGCAGCTTGGCTTACGCCTACACCCGCTTGTTCAAACCTGTCAAACACTCGACTAATAACTTGCAGGGTTTCTCCAAGGTTTCCTTTATTTGCTTCGTCTGCAAGCAACTGAGCAAGCCCCTCTTCACCAGCTACTGCCTCACCAGCCATTATTCTTGCGACAAGTTCCATGCCTGCTCTGACGTACTCTGTAAAGTTTACCTGATTTACTTTTTCAGTCTTTACATAAGCAGAGCCATTCCAACGGAACGTATCGCCATCAGTGTTGTAAACGGTAGCGCCAATGCCGTACTTTTCTAAAAGCGCTTGATTTTCTTCAGAGTTGATCCACCGATTGTAAGCAGAGGACTGCTCTTGCATACGTTCGCCGTAGAGTTCAGCAGTGTCGGAAAACTCGTCACTACCGAATAAAGTCAGGTCTTCGCCTTCGAGCATCATTAGTTCGTCTTCAGTCAACGAACCTGTGTACTCGTCCCAGTCACCTACGTCGTAGTCGCCAGCTTGAATCAACTGTTCACGTTCAGTCATGTAGGCTAGGTAGTTGTTGAAGTCTCCAAAGACACCCCGTAGTATGCCAGAGCCTTCACCATCAAAGTACTCTCTTAGCTCTTCTTGAGTTACTTGAGTTGCTTCGCCCCTACCATACAAAACGTTTGGACTTGCTTCACCAAGTTCAGCGCCTCTAAAGAACGTAAATGTAGTAGTAGGAGCAGCTTCTTCTGCTTCTCCATCACCTTTAGTATCTGGTAGCGGCTTAGGTGGCGCACGTTCTGGCTCAGGTTCATCACCTTTGGTTTCCAAAAGCGGCTTGGGTGGCGCTCTGTCAGTCGCTGGTGCAGGAGGTGCTGCATTGGGATCAAACGGTCCTGACTCACCGGGCATCTGCTTAGGAGGTGTACTGGGTGTGCCAATGGGTCCTGTCTGAGTAGGAGCAGGAGCAGGCGCTGGTGCTGGTGCTGGGGCAGGAGTTGGTACTGGAGCATTGGGATCAAAAGGCCCAGACTCTCCCGGCATCTGCTTAGGTGGCGTACTAGGCGTACCTACAGGGCCAGTCTGTTTAACAGCAGGAGCAGGCTTAGTAAGCATACCCGCAGGCGCAACTGGGGCAGACGTAATGCTAACTCCCGGTTGAGGATTCTGCGCTAAAAACCTAGAAGCTTCGTAAATACTAGGAAACTGTTGTGTGCCTACGTAATATGCCATAGTTTACTTCTTCCAGTTAGCTAAACCACGTAGCCCAAACGACGCTGCTACAGCAGCACCTAAGAATCCTTTGTACCACTCAGGCATAGCGTCCAGAGCAGCAAACCCGTCCATCACTACAGGAACCATAGAGGGAAAAAACGCAAGTACACAAGGGACTGAGAACAAGATGGTAAACCATTCGTCTTTCCACGAGTTAGCTGCGTTGTTTGCATGTATGTTTTCCCAGTTAGCGTCTTGCTGTATAGCTACCATTTTACGCTCATGTACAGCTTTCTTTTCTTCTGCCTTGCGCTGCAAGTGTCCGCCCACAAGGTTAACAATAGGACCAATTAGTGCTTGCATCATCTGAAGTACTCCGCAACAACAATACTAGCTATAATAAAAGGGTAGATAGACAGAACCATACGTTCTAGCTTGTCAAATCTTTTACCGCCTTCGTCTAACTGCATTTGAATCATTTCGTAACGTACAGCACACTCTTTTTCGTGACTTTCGATTCTAGCTAATAATTCTTCTGTCTTTGTCATGCGTTACCCCAAAGGATTTGCTATGGAATCTAGGCCAAGCCAGATATCGTCTATTTCTTTTTGTATACGCTTGAGTCTTTCGTTAGTGTCTTTGAGTGACTCAAGCCTGTTGTCTACTTTTAGTACTGCTTCTGCGTTAGACTTTTCTACTGCTGCTACACGGTCACGCATGTCTAACAATTCCTTTTGTGCTTCCATAATCGCTTCTAGGTTTGTGCCTAGTTCAGCCAGTTTACCCTGTAGACTAGCTACGTCATTGTCTTCTAGTGACTGCTGCATGTTAGCTATAGTCACTTGATAGCCCTGTAAGGCTTCTGTTTGGCTCTCACGCAAATCTTCGAACCTAGCCTGTAGGGTACTAGCAGTTACTCCTGCAGCCTCTACAGCGGCTTCCTGAGCCTCTAGACGGCTAAAAAATTCTGAAGCTGTCCAGATACCACCAGCAATAGTTGACGCAAAGGACACTACTACTGCTACGTAAACACCCTTAAACGACTGTCCACCTATGTTTAGCTCTAGATCATCAAGCGCCATTTAGACACGCCTCATAGTCTGGAGCAAACCAACAACCGCCTTCTGGTGAAGTTCTAAAAAATTCTGTGTCTTCACCTTCAATAAGAACAGACTCAACAGTTACAAAGTATCCACCTAGAGCTAAACCTTGTATTGTTTCACCACCGTCAAACGATACCCATACTGCTGAAGTAGCAACGTCAAAGAAAGAAGTAGCAGCTTCTGCATAGGTAACTCTAATGTCGTACGCCATTTCGTCTGCTGCAGCTACCAGTTCTTCGTCATTAGCGACAGCAAAGTACGCAGCAGCAGTTTGAGCAGCGGACTCTACGTTGTCCAAAGACTCGTTGTAGAAGTCTACCTCTGCGTCCGACAGTACAACGTCGTTAGCTTCAATGTACTCCTGCAGTGCCATAGCACCTCTTTCGTCTCCAGCTTCCTGTGCGTCCTGAGCCATCTCGTTAACCGTGGCTACTTCAATGACTACCTGAGCAGCTTGTACGTACGCATCTACAGCGGCGTTGACTTCATTCATGGCCTGTTGTGCCTGATTGTCAAAGTACTCTTGAGCGCCCGGATCATAGGTGTACGTAGCGTTCTGTACTGCAGCCAAAGCGTCGTTGTAAGCCTTAGACTGGTTGTAACTAATCTTACCTTGGTCTACAGTCCCTGTTGGAGCAATACCGCCTACAGGTGCGTAAGCCTGTAAACCACCAACAGCCTTGATGCCGTACTTAAACGTGTCACGTATGGACTGACTAGCGTTAACTAGGTCGTCAATCTCGTTACTGTACGCTGGTGCGGAAACGAGCAGAAACGCTAGTAGTGCTTTCAACCTCAGTCGTGTCATTCGAGCCAACTCCTAGTATGTTGTCGTAGTAGTCCTTGCTTTCTGAGTAGTCCACAATGTGCAACTCAGGGTTACGTTTAATTTCTAGTAAAGCGCTTTTGCCTACTATTAACTTACCATTCTTGATGATAGGGCAAGGAGTAGCAGACATCATCATAGCTCTCCATACGTTAGGGTTTTGACACATTAGCGATACAGCTGCTACCTTCATACCCATGTTAGAAAGAGTAATACTGTCTCTCCTTCTGTTGCACTCAGTGTCCTGCATGTACTTACCAGAAGACAAACCAAGACCTACTAACTGCACACCACCTGTTATACTTTGGAGACAGCTTTCAGAACCATTTGACATCAAACTAGGGCTGATCGCTGTGTTAACAGGCATACCACTTGAGCCTGCTCCATTGTACGTTTTGCTGCTGTTGTAACTACCTTCTGTGTTGTTACCACCGACTTGCGTGTTGCTGTTCAAGTCACCTTCTTGTGTGTTCTCTGGTAGTACAGAAGGAATACCTTCTACTTCTACTTCTCCTTCAACCTCTGCTCTATTCTGAGCAAAACCTGATAGTGACAAGGTCACAAGAGCAAAGAACACAAAGTAGCGCATGTTTTACCAAGGCATACCATCAGCAGACACAGGATTTTTCTGCTCTGCAATGTTAGCTGTCAGTGCCGCTTCAGTAGCACTCTGGTCTACCTCTGCGTGTACCCAGCCCAATACAGTAGCCTCT